GCGAGTTGCCCGGTGCGGAATGGCGCGATGCGTTTCGCGCCGTCGACGACAATCTCGGCGGCCTCGAAGTGCGTCGACTTCATTTCGTCTTTGAGGTCGTCCGAAAGGTCTCGGAGTGCTTTCTGCACTTCGCGGAGACCTTCGATTTCGGATTTCCCCATCCGGGTATCCGACTTCGAGACGCGAAAGCCGTAGGTACCGCTAGCCATTAGAGGGAATGTCCATGTCGGCTAATGCCTCCCAGTCGTTTCGGGGTTTCCCGACAACGAACCGAACGAGATGGTGCAGGATTTCGGGGGGTGTTTCGAGGAGTTCCCGCGGTGCGATCCCCGTCTTTAGAGCGAGGATGGCGAAGAGTTCGGCGGCTGCTCCTCCTGCGTAGGGTTTCCGTTGTCGTCGCCTTTGCCGTATTTGATTCCGGCGACGTCGTCGATCCACTTGTCGAAGGTTTCGCCGAGGGCGATCGCCTTACCTTTGAGGGCCGCATAATAGGCGAGCTTGTAGTGCCAATGTTTCGGAGCGTCGTTGCTCCATAGTTGGTCGAATGTTCCGGTCTCTTTATCGGACTCGAACGCATACTCGACCGACGGCCATACGGGGAATGTTCCCTCGCGGCCGTCCCTCTGTTGGACGGTCACTAGGAGCATGAGATTAGGCGACGGCCTTGACGAGTGTTCCGCCGGTGAACGAGACCGACATTGAAGCGAGATCGCCGACCGAACCGGCGACGGGCTGTGTCGCTGCAAGGAAAGCGCTCGAGAGTGTGTAGCTCGGGTTCGTCGCCGAAACTGCGGCCGAGGTCGGCTTCACGACGACGGTCGTGGTGGTGCCGATCAGGGCGTCGAGTGTGGCTGCCACCTTTGTCGCTGCGAAGTCCTGATTGAAGGTGATGTCGAGCGAGTTGTTCTGAAGGCCGCCGGTGAAGGTGTGGCCAGAGGAGCCCATCGCGGTTACTTCGACAGAATCCTTCTCGTAGTTCAGGGTGATCGAGGTGACGTAGGCGCTGAGGTCGACCGAGTTAACGGTGACCGAAGCATCTGTAAGTACGAATACGGCCACGGGTTACTCCTTTTCGGCCTTGTTGGATTTGGTTTCGCCGACGAGGTGGCCGGCCTCGACGAGTGCTTCGATGTTGCACCCTTCGAGTTCTTGATCGGTGATCGTGTCGCCGGGCTTCTTGCCGGCCACTAGATCCGATGCGACTTTGTAACTACCCATAGGCTTCGACCTCGTATCGGTAAGCGAAAAACTCTACGCCACCCATCGTAATAGAGATCGGGGTCGCGTTCGTGACTCTTACCGTAGAGACCGCACCATTCAGCGAGCGTACTGGTGAGCCGGCTTCGAGAGCGGTCTTCACTGAGCCCGCCCCGGTGCCGGCGAGAAGGGCGTCGAGTTCGTCTTGCCCTGAGCGTTCCGACATGCGGGAAACGACGACGTAGACCTCGAAGTCGTAGGCGTCGAGACCGCGTTGCATCGAGTCATCCCATCGGACGGAGACGTTGCCGATGATGCCGCACGGGGTCGGCGGTGCCGTGTCCGGGATGTAGTCGTAGACCTTGCGGACCGCGGTGATCGTATCGAGGAGGGTTGCGGCGTTCGCTCGAAGGGTCGAGATGTTCGCGCTCATGCGAGGACTTCGCGCCGGTAGGCGCGGACCATCGCCGCGATATCCCGGCCGAGCGGCGACATCCTGATCGCTCCCATTTCGGACAGACCGAGAACGCCACCAACGGAACTTTTCCGCTTGTAGAGATCAGCCGAAAGAATGAGACAAGCCTCAACGACGTCGTCAGGGACGGAAGGCCATCCCCATTTAGCGGTCACGCGGACACCGGGACGGAAGTTCCACGGATACGGGAAGAGGTACGCGCCGACCATCGTGAGAAGGGTGATCGGGCGACCCTCTGCGAGAGCGTTCAGAGGCTCGACGATGAAGTCGGTGTTATAGACGGCGGCCGTCGGATAGGTCCCGCCGCCTGAGGTATCCAGCGCTACGGCGAGGCTTGTGGTTGAGCCGATATCGTCGACAATGAGCGAGTAGGGGTCGTTCGTGCGGTAGTAGCGGGCCGTGGCCGCCGCGTCGAGGGAGAAGGTTCGGCCGGCGATCCGGTCAATGGAGCGGGAAGCGGCTTCGACGATCTGCTCGAGGAGGGCGTCCTCAGTTATATCCGCGACGGGGATGTCGAGGTATGCCTTCAGCTCGTTGAGGGTGACGTAGCCGTTAGTGATCGTCACTTCTTAGGCGCCTTCCTCGGTGCGGGTTTCTTCTTGGGGGTGGCGCCGCTCTGGGGTGACAGAGCCGAGGAGGTCTTCGTCGAAAGGAACTCCTCGCACCCCAGAGCGACTAACTGCGCGACAACCTGCTCCGCTCGATCTGTAAGACCGCGGCGGACGTATGCCTCTAGCTCTGCTTTATAGGCTCGGATTAGCGCGTCGTTCAGCATGGCGTCAGAGTTCACGGCCGCTCTGCACGACCGGGAACACTAGGCAAGGGGACTAGGCCCAGTTTGCGGTGATGAGGCCGGTGCCGGTGATCGCCGAGAACGCCGTCGGGTACTTGCCGGCGGTGTACGCCGAGAAGCCGAAGACGACGGTGCGGATGGCGATATTTCCGTCGGGCTGCTCGAAGCGGACGTAGAGCGGGTTCCCGCCCTGATCCTCCCAAATGTAGCTCTCACGGAAGTCACCGACGATGACCGCGGTCTCGTTGGTGCCGGTGCCGAGGTTCGTCGGGACGTTGGCATCTGCCACGACCGGGATGCCGAGGATCTGAAGGCCGCCGAGGTCGTAGCCGGGGCGGTCGAACGTGCCGGGGGCGTTAAATGGGTTGCCCGCGGTCGCGTTGAAGATCGGCCGGTTCGTGGTGTCGAGGGCGCGGAGCCAGCATCCGATGAGCGACGGGTGCGCGACGATGTGCGTCGCGTGACCGTAGAAGTCGCTCGAGATGTCCGAGATCGCTTCCACCAACTTGCCGAAAAACTCGCTCCAACTTGGTGAGGCGTCGGTATAAGTGACCGAACCGATGCCCGAGGTGTTGAGGATTCCGCGGTGTTCGCCGCTCGAGCCCGAGCCATTAACGGCGAGGCCGTCGAGCTTGGTCTGGTAGCTGCGCACTGCGTCGCCGAGGAGCTGCGTCTCAACGCCGGTGCCACGGAGGACGGCCTGCTTCGAGATGTCGAACATCGAAGCGACGGTGTTCACGTTGACGGTGAGGAGCGTGTCATCCGGGGACGATTCGGTCGGGGCGGTGTTCTCCGAAGCCTGAACGTACGAGGTGATTCCCGTCGTGAGGCGGCCGATGTTGACCGTCATACCCTGCGCGGGGAGTGCCGCGTTGGTCGAGATGTCCAGCGTCGGGCGACCCGCACGGCGGAGCGGCGCGAACTGGTCGACGAGGTACTGGGGGATGACAAGGCCGGCAAAGTTGCTCGAGCCAGAGTCACGCTTCTCGAGGCGGACCTCGTTCTGGTAGCGGGCGATGCGCTCCCGAGCTTCGTATGAGCCACCGAACTCGGCGGCCATAGCGTCGGCGAGGAAGTCGTTAGCCGAACGTGCGTGATAGGTGGGCTCTTCCGAGGTCACCTTGTAGCCGCCCTGACGGGTTTCGACCGGCGAAGCTGCTTCCAGCTTGGCGGCGATCTCAGCGTTCGCGGCGTTACGGCTCTCAATGTCGGCGATCTGGGAAATGCGCTCGTCGAGCTTCTCGACCTCGAGCTTGAGGGCTTGAATGTTGGCGAGTTCGATTTCGGTGATATCGCGGGCTTCGTCGACTGCCCGGTTCAGGGTCGCGTCGATGAGGCCGGTCTTTGCGCTGCGCTGCTCTTGCAGCTTGGCGAGAAATGCGTTCATGGTTTTTCTCCAGTAAAAGAAGGGCTTTTGGGGTTTCGAGGTGCCGTTCTTGGAGAGGTGCCGCGGTCGCGGGGTGTCTCGCTGCGGGGTGTCGCTGAGTTAAGAATAACGAACGGCGCGGAGTCGTGCGAGCATTTCCTCGACTTCTGCGATTCGGGAAAGGCGGCCGAGCGGGACGCCTCGAGCTTCGTAGTAGGCACGGATCTCTGGGTCATTTTCGTAGGCGGCGACAATGTCATACTCGCCCAGCCATTCGTCGATCTGCGGTTTCTTCGCATCTTGAGAGCCGACGAGATAGACATCGTCGAAACGGAGACCGGCATCTCTGAGCGCCTGCTCGGTTTCTTGGCGTTGCGATTCTCCACGGCCGCTAAGAACGTACACCTCGACGCCCGCCGCGTTGATCTCGTCGATCACTGAACGGATCGGTCGGGTGCCAGCCGACAGAACGGTGCCGTCGATATCAGTGACGATCAGCGGTTCCCCGCCGGCGACGCGCTCCAGCGCCCGGTCTTCGGATTCGGCGATGTTGAGGGCGGCGAGTTGGCGTTCGGCTTGGCCGCGGGTGCGGTGGCACCCTTCGATTTCGCCGTTTTCGTCTTTGACTACGGCGTACCCGGAGCATCCCGGGTTATTCGCCTCGATATGCCACGGCATCTAGGCGTCCGGAAGGAGCGTCGAGATAACATCCGTCCCGCTGACGACGATTCCGTAAAGCTTCTCGCCGGGTGGGAGTTGCATCACGACGGCACCGGCCGCCTTGTCGAGATAGAACCCAGTCGAAGAGGTGACGTTAGATCCACCGAGATAGATCGTTCCGTTTCCGATTGTGTGAAGGACGATCGTCCGGTTTGTGGAGTCTGAGTCGACGACGAGGGTGGGGCTTGTGGTGACGGTGTGCTGCTGGCCAATCATCGGCTGAACCCTTCTAAGATTTCTCTGGCCGCGTCGAGGTTCGGCGTGGTTGATTCTTCGCGTACTGATTCGACGAGGGCTTTCTCGCCGTATGCGCCGAACGTGACGAGTGAGACCTCGGCGAGGTGCGCACGGACACGCTCTACGACACCGTCGGCGCGACGGTTGTCTTTCAGGGGGACGAAGCCAACGGAGAATTGGTCGACGGCACCGTCGGCGACAAGCTCGAGAAGTTCGTCGCCGCGTTGCGTCTTGGAGACATAGAACTCTCCGTAGAGTCCGCGGGCTTCTTCTTTCAATAGTTGTCCGCGTCCTGCGGGGAGTTGGGAGGCGTCGTGTTGCGTGAGAAGTTTCACGCGGTGCGCGGCGCGTGTCACGGCCTGAAATGCACCGGGGAGGAAGACCTCGGTGAGCTGGCGGTTAATGCGCTGCTCGACGTTATACGGCACCACAATCCCGGCGACGATGCGTTCGGATGCGGTGCGACGTACCTCGAGGTCGATGTCGTAGGAACGGAGTTCAGTCATTGACTAGGTCCTCCTCGTTTGGGTCTACTTCTAGCGGGCCGGCGTCGAGCTGTTCGCCTTCCATTGGCATAAGGTCCTCGAGTCTGCGCACTTCGTCGAGGCTGAGGAAGCCGGTCTGTAGGGCGATCTGGTGCGCTTGGTAGCGGGTGAGAGTGTCGGCGCGAAGGAAGGCGTCGACGTTAAACTTCGCGACTTGTCCGCGTGGTAGTAGATCCGAGAACGCTTGCTCGAAGCGGATCATCCACGGAAGAAGCGTGAAGCGCAAGAGTTGGAGCTGCTCTTGCTCGACGTTCGAGTAGGTGCGTGAAGTGTTCGGTGCGCCCAAGTAGTAGCCGGGGATACCGAGCATGTTCGCGACCTCGGTAAGGTCAAATTGCTTTTGTTCGGTGAGTTGCGACTCGGTCGCGTTGTCCTGCACGACTTGAACCTTCGTGTTCCCGAGAACAACGGGTTCGCGGCTACGGCCGCCGTACGCCATGAGCCATTTCTGCTTCATGAGGTCGGCGTCTTCTTGCGTGAGATCGGGGTTTTCGGTGATGAGCGCCACCGATGGGGTGGTGCCGCCGGAGAAGTAGCGGGCCGCGTATTCGTGCATCGCGATCGACGCGCCGAGTCCTTGTCGTTGCGCCGAGAGAATACCGAGGCCGACATGCTCACCCGGGAGCGAGAAGCCTTTAACGTGCAT